CGGAAGTGCCCTTACTGCGCTGAGGTGGTTCAGCGAGAAGCCATCAAGTGCAAGCACTGCTCCTCAGACCTAGAGCCGGTCGTAGACTGAGCAGACATTCAACCGAAGCCCGCCAAGCGCGGGCTTTTTTGTGCCCGGAGTTTGTATGAACCAAGAGTCTCGCCTGGCGGTTACTATCGACTCCAGAGGTGCTCAGCGCGACGCGCGGACTATGACCAGGGATCTGAATTCCTTGGAGTCCGCCGGCAACCGTGTCGATCCAGCCATGGAAAGGGCAGAGGCCGGTATCCGCGAAATGGGTAATCAGGCGTCGACCAGCGCCTCAAGAGTTAGAGCACTTGAAGGCCAGACAGACCGACTTGCTTCGGCAGTCACTGGCCTGGCCGGGCCAATTGCAGCGGCATTTAGTGTTGCGAAAATTGCAGCCGCCGCTGAGCAGTACGTAAACCTGACAAATCGGCTGCGATTGGTAACTGAAAGTACAGAGCAACTGGCCTTTGCCCAGGAATCGGTTTACCAGGTCGCCCAGAATGCAAGGCAATCACTTGATGTGACTGCGCAGATTTATCAGCGAATTGCTCAGAATGCCAGGCAGTTAGGGCTAGATTTCTCTGATGTGGCAAGTGTGACTGAAACGGTGGCAAAGGCAGTTGCGCTGAGCGGTGCAAGCACTCAAGCGGCCGATGCGGCAATGGTTCAATTTGGTCAGGCCCTTGCCTCTGGCACGCTTCGAGGCGATGAATTGAACTCGATAATGGAGCAAACGCCGGCCCTGACCCAGGCAATCGCTCGCGGCCTTGGGGTAACGATCGGCCAACTGAGGGCAATGGGCGCAGAAGGTAAGCTGACATCCGAAGCAGTGGTTAAGGCCCTCCAAAATCAGAAAGACAAGGTCGACGAGCTAAGTTCGGCCATGACCCTTACCGTCAGCCAAGCTATCACCTCTTTCAATAACGCCTTGATCACCACGGTCGGCAGGCTGGACGAGGCTACCGGGGCAAGCAGTAGGCTAGCTGGCGGGATTGCAGCGCTTGCCCGCGCCATGGATGGGTTCAACTCCGGCGAGTTTCTGGACTTTTTCCGCAAGGACAAGCAAACCGTAGCCGGGCTGAACAACGAACTCAGCGTCACTATGGCCGGTATTCGTGACCTGCAGAATGCAAGGTCTAGGCTGGCAAAGGATAATCCGGCTGATACGGTCTTTTTCAAGTTCAAGTTCTACGACCGCGCAGAGATTGATGCCGAGATAAAAGAGCTAGAGGGAAAGTCCACTGCGATCAGAGCGATCGTAAGCAAGATGGAGTCGTCAGCGGCCGGAATTGGCGCCCAGAAGCCAAAAGGCGAAGAGCCGGCCACAGTCGTTAACGCTGAATACGAAAAAATGCTGGCCAGCCTGAAGAAGCAGGCCGCCCTACAAGGGGAAAACACAGAGGCAGCCAAGGTCAGGTATGCCATTGAAACTGGAGAGTTAGGCAAGCTTCTGCCAGAGCAGGAAAAGCTGTTGCTGCAGTACGCCGAGGAAAAGGACCGGAAAGCTGCCGCAGAAAAGGCGGCTAAGGATCTCGGTTCGGCAAACGCAAAAGCTACCGCCGAGGCCAAGAAAGGCCTATCCGAGGCGCTGGGGTTGTTCGCCAAGCTGTATGGGCAATACGACCCTGCTGCTCAAGCGGTGCGCTCCCTCACCAGAGAGCAGCAACAGCTCCAATTTGCACTGGACCGTGGCGCAATCAGCCAGAGTGAGTACAGCAAAGCATTGGCGCAGGCATCCATTAACTATGCGTCCATTGTTCAGGGGCAGGATCAGCACCTGGCCAGGCTGAAGCAGATCAACGAAGAGTACGTCAAAGGTCAAAGCCTAGCAGAGCTCTACGCTCAGAAAGCGGCAGCTACTGGTATTCAGGGGCCGGCTGGCAACATTGCCAGGACAGGTATCGACTCATCGATCAAGGATCAGATCTTTAGCGGCAAGCCGAATACCTCTGTGATTTCTGCAGAGGTCGGCGGGCCTAGCTCGGAACTGACACGCATGGCCGAGGAGAATGCTCAGCTTCAGGCGTGGTACGACCAGCGGATAGCGATGTACCAGCAGTACCGCGAACTTGAGGTGGAAAATGCTGCTCAATATGACGAGACAATTCGTCAGCTTGAGCAACAGCGTGCCGCCGATACCATGAGGAACGAGCAGGCAATGAGCATGGCTAGAATTGCCATCGCTCAGGACATGTTCAGCGACCTGACCAGTGTTGTTGGAACGTTTGCAGGCGAGCAGTCTTCTGCCTATAAGGCGATGTTTGCCGTCTCGAAGGCCGTGGCAATCGCTCAGGCTTTGATCAATGCCCCGAAAACAGCGAGTGATGCCTACTCAGCAATGGCCGGCATTCCAATCGTTGGTCCTGCACTTGGTATAGCGGCCGCTGGCGCTGCGCTCACGGCGCAGATGGCTCAGGTCGCATCTATCCGCTCAGTCAGCCTCCCTGGCTTCGCCACCGGTGGCTATGTGTCCGGCGCCGGTACCGGCACCTCCGACAGCATCATGGCTCGCCTGAGCGACGGCGAGTTCGTGGTGAATGCCGCGGCCACGAAGCGTAACAGGGCGCTGCTGGAGGCGATCAACTCGAACGAGCGGGTATCGGTGGCTGGCGGGGGTGGTTCTGTTGTTTCGACGCAGTCTTCGGCGCAGAGCGGCGGATCGCAGACCAACCAGGTAATCCATCAGGTCACCATTGAAAACTACAGCCAGAGTCAGGTGGAGACCAGGACCGATCCGGACGGGCGCCTGAGGGTGCTCGTGCAGGCCGTCAAGGAGCAGATCGCTGACGAGTTTGCCGCTGGGTACGGCCCCGTCGTTGATGCGGGCGAGGCAGCATATGGATGGAAGAGGAATCCATACTGATTATTTCTGAGTGGCATATGGCCATTTCAGATGGTTAGACTGGAAAATCCTTCATTGAGGTTTTCACATGGAACAGGAATCTTCAAAGCTTGCCCCTCTAGAGCCAATTTCGGACAACATTGACCGGGATTGGCTGCTGCAGCACCTGGTGACTCATGCCAACCGCACGCAGGATTTCACTATCCCTATAACCCTTTGGGTTGGTGGAGGCCTGATTTCCGGCATGCTTGTTTCCGGTAGTAAGTTCTTTGACGCCTACACAGAGGAAATTGTGAAAGGCGTCAAAGAAGAAGGCAAAGACGCCACGCGGAAATTCTTCCGTGAGATGGGAGGCTCTTACTACGAGCCCTCCGATAGCCCAGCGCATAACACGGCATTCATTCATCTGCTTGATGCGAAGTTCTGGAGCCCGTCCGGACAGATCCCATCGTCAAAGCATAATGGTCCTGCATGGCGCGGGCGAATTAGCCAAATCACCGGCTACAGCCTTGGCCAGCTGATGACCAGGGAGTAAACAGAAGCCCCGTTAACTCGGGGCTTTTTTATGGGCGCCATTCGGCGCAGGGCCGCAGTAAATCTCACCCAAGAGCAAGCTATGACCACTGAAACCGAAGAGGCCGAGGACGGGCCGGGCGCAGCTGTGCCCGAGCCTGTCGCACCGCCTGACGAGAAAGAGCTTCTGCAGCAAAGGCGAATGGCACGCATCGAGGAAGCGCTGGGCCTCAGCCCTCTCACCTAAACGCAAACCTCAGCTGAGGAACGGCAATGATTCAATACCCGGCAGAATTGCCACTTCCTCTTCAGGAGGGGTATGGGCTGAGCACGGTGGATCCGATGCGAGCCACCCAGATGACCACTGGGCGTACGCGGTACCGGGTCCGTCACCGCTACGTTCCTACCGAAGTGAAGGTCAACTTCAACTTCAGCCAGGAAGAGGCGGCGCTGTTCGAGGGTTGGTACGTCTGGGCCATCAACAACGGCTTCGAGTGGTTCGAGATGCAGCTGCAGACGCCGCTGGGTCTAAAAACCTACCAGGCGCACTTTAAGGGCATCTACCAAGGACCCGACCTGACGCAGATAACACGCTGGCGGTACTCGGCGGTCCTGCAGCTCAAAGAGCGCCCGGTCTACACCGAGGACCAGTACCTCGGTGCGTACTTGGGCATGCCGCTCGATCAGTTCAACGCCGGCCTGCAATCCATCCTTGAGAAATGGCACACGGAGTACTTCGGATGAGTCTGATCGAAGAGTGCTACGCCTCGGGGCGTGGGGAGTTAGTCGATACGATCGAGGCTCGGAAGGAGGGCGGCACCGTCTCGCACTGCTACTGCTCTGGCTGGGAGGATCGGGTGTGCACCACCGAGGACGGCCGGACGCTCACCTTCATCGCGATGGCCATGGACCTGGCCCTGCCCAAGAACGACAACAGTGCGTTCCAGAACCTGGTGCTGGGCCTGGACAACGTCACGGGAGAGGTGCAGGAGGTCGTTGAGGAAGCCAAGGCTGCCGACGACCGCTTCATCATCACGTTTCGACGCTATCTGGCCGAAGACCTGACATTCCCGCAGGAGCGGTACCGCATGACGCTGCTCAGCCGGGAATATGAAGACGACGTGGCCAAGCTCACCGCAGGATTCTTCGATCTGCTCAACACCAACGGTCTGCGCACCGTGCTGACCACCACCCTGGCACCTGGCCTGAAGTACCTCTAACCATGATCGAGAAATTCATGCGCGCCCCGTATCGCGAGGGTGCACGGGGGCCTATTGCCTTCGATTGCTGGGGGCTGTGCATCGCGGTGCGCCATGAGGTGTTCGGCCTGCCGCTGCTGCCCAGCCTCGGCGCCGTGGGCAAGAACAAGCTCAGGGCCAACACAAGCGCTTATCACGATCTGCGCCAAGGGATGGAGGAATGCGCCCCGGAGCCTGGGGCTATTGCTGCCGTGTTCCGCGGTTCGCTCTGCCTGCATGTTGGGGTGGTGGTTGAGAGCGAAGGGCGCCTGAAGGTGCTGGACACAAACCCCGGCGGCGCCTGCCTCCGGACGACCGGCGAGTTCGAGGCCGCCCACCCGAAAGTGGTGTACTACCGATGATCGAGTTCTATCCGAACAAGCTGAGTGACACGGCGCCGCTCGGCACCTGGAAGACCGACCGCCGCATGACGATCGAGGAGTGGCTGAAAGGCCAGGCCCCGTCGTACGAGCGCCGGGATAGCCCGCCAATCAGTGCTGTGCTGAACGATGAGGTGATCGAGCAGCACCTGTGGCACAAGGTGAAGTTCAAGCCGTCCGACCTGCTGCAGGTCTACCGCGAGCCGAAGGGTACCGACCCGTTCTCCATCACCTTCGCCCTGCTCAAGGGAGCCAAGGCGGTGCTGAAGTCCATCATGCCCAAGATGCCGGGCATGCCATCCAGCGCCGGCACTCAGCAGGGCGACCCGTTGACCGAGGCCAGCGCCAAGGGCAACAAGGTCAAGCTGGGCGAGCCAGTGCGCCAGATCGCCGGGCACCAGCGGGTCTATCCGTCCTACCTGACCCAGCCGCGCCGGGCGCACGTAGCACCGCGTGACCAGCGCGTGGAAATGCTGCTGTACATCGGCGAAGGCGAGTACGACGTGCCGCTGGCCAAGGTGAAGGTGGGCGAAACCCCGCTGATCTCCCTGGGCGCAGACGCGACGTTCACCATTTACCCGCCGGGCGCTGACCTCTCCGCGGATCCTGCCCATATCAACTGGTTCAACGTTCCAGAGGTAGGGGCAAGCTCCAGCGGATCGGCCGGCCTGGAACTGACCGTGGCCACCGACCTCACCAGGTCGGCCACGGCTTCGGCGTACCAGTTCGTGGGTGATACGATCAGCGTGCCGGCCGGCTCTGGCCAGTTCCCGGCCGACTGGTCGAATGGGATCATCGTCCGTGTGCTTGCTCCGTACACCTACACGGTGATCGATGGCGGTGCGGGGCGCGACATCGTGCGTGGTCCGCTGGAAATGCTGAACCCAACGGCAGGCATGCTAATCGAGGTGGCCGGTGCAAATGCGGGCCTGTACGTGGTGCACAGCTACACCCCATACAGCCCAGCAGTGCCGGCCAACCCGGGCACCGCGTCCACGCTCACCGGCTCAGCTGCGCCAACCCGTTATGATTTCGACGTCACCCCGCTGAGCTTTAGCCTGGTCCGTGGTGCATCCACCTACCCGATCACGCTCAACACGGCAACGACCGACCTCACCGGCCTTGTATCTGCCCTGAATACCCTGCTCAGCGGCACGCCATTTCAGGCGCAGCAGAGCAGCGGGCTCCTGCGCTTCGTTGAGCTGACCCCGTTCGCTGGGCAGGCCATCACGGCGACCGACGCATCTACGATCCTGGGATCCTCTCCGGTCGGGGTGACTGGCACGGCCACGACCAGCGCCATTCCCGAGCAGCCAGCGGAAATGACGCTGGACTACGATGGCGGATCGCCTGTGGTGGGCCTGGCTCTGGGCCAGGGCCTCGCAACCATAGGGCCCCGTGGTCTTCGGTACCGGATCACGGCCTTCAGCACGAGCTTGCTCGAGGTTGAGCGCCTGACCTCGTCCGGCTCGACTGACGCAGGCTGGCCTGGCTTCAACGCCATGCAGACGGTAAACGGTCTGATCACGCTGGACGCCTCGAACCTGCAGGGCGGGTACCGTGGGCCATTCGCCTGCTGCCCGGACAACGAGAAGGTCACCGAGCTGGAATGGACGGTCACCTATGCCAACGGCCTGGCCGGTATCGGTCGGGAGGGGCAGATCTACGAGATTCCGACCTACTACGTCTTTGAATACCGCGACATGGACGTGGCTGGCGCCTGGACGGTCATCGAGAAGATGAACGTTGGCGGGTCGCTTGACGCCCAAGGCTTCACCGAGCGCGTGTCGCTGCCGTATGCGATGCGGGCCGAGGCACGTATCCGTAAGCAGTACGTGGACCGCCCTGGCCGTATCAACGATGAGGCGAGGGATGACGCCACATGGACGGACCTGCGCGGGCGCATGCAGAACTCGCCCACCAGCTACCCGGGACTGACGGTGATGACCTGCAACATCCGTGGCGGTGACCGGCTGTCTGCGCAGTCGGAGAGCCAGGTCAGCGTCGAGGCAACACGTATCCTGCCGTTGATGGAGGGCGGTACCGGGCCAAGCCGCGACATCGTGCCCTGGTGCATCTACCAGCTGAAGCAGCGCGGGTACACGGATGATGACCTGGATCTTCCAGAGTGGCAGGCCTTCCACAACACCTGCGTTGCCCGGGGCGACACCTACGACGAGACGCTGGATTCCACCATCACTGTCAAGGACATGGTGAACAACGCCCTGGCGTGCGGATTCGGCGAACTGGTGACCTTCCGGGGCCTGTTGCGCCCGGTTCGGGACAGCGCCCGTGCCGCGTTCGACGTGACCTACGGCCCGAAAACGCAGACCTACTCGCCGCAGAACATGACCAAGATGCTGAAGATCAGCGGAGCCATGCCATCGATCAACGACTTCGACGGTGTGGATGTGGAGTTATTCTCACGCACCACCTGGGCCTGGGAGACGGTTGAATGTCGGTGGCCGGGCGATCTGGGCACCAAGGTCGAGAAGATCAAGATGCCCGGGTTCAGCGACGAGACCAGGGCTTGGAGGTTCGGCATGCGCCGGCGTGGCCACCAGAAGTTCCGGACCGACATCTACACCTGGGAAACCGAGATGGATGGCAGCAACAGCGGCTACTTGAGCTTCGCAGCCGTTGGAGATGACAGGCGTTGCCAGAGCTCGATCCTGCTGGCCTTTAAGGTTACAGGGTCGGGAACGCTGCTGACGTCGTCCGAGCCGCTAGATTTCAGCGCGGGTGGCGAGCACCTAATCGGTGTTCGAAAACTGGACGGAAATCTGTCCGGCCCATGGACCGCAACGCAAGTGGATGAGTACACCGCCAGGGTCGATGCTCTCGACTTCACGCCCGAGGTGGATGGTCCATTGGAGCCGCCGCACATTCTGTTCGGCCCTGCGGCACGCTGGGCGTACCCGGCTCTGATCACGCTGTCCGATCCAGCCAACGGCAATAGCGCCATGAGGGCCATGCCCTACGACGCCCGCGTTTACACCTACGACGACCAGTTCCCGCCGGCATGACGCCGAAGCAGTTACCAAGCCCGCCTAGTGCGGGCTTTTTATTGAGGAAGATTTGATGAGCGGCCAACAGACCATTCAGGAGCTGGACCGGATTGTCGGGACGACGAACGAGCTACTGCTGTCCCCAGAAGTGAAGATGATGGAAGTGTCGCCTGGAGTATGGAGGCCGACCAACGCTATGGTAATGGCCAACCTGGCAACTCTGCTGGGCGGCGCGATGCCCTATACCTCCGTCGCGCTTGGCTTGGAAGGCACTGTAGACGGCACGAACTTCAGCGTGTTGTCTAGCGCCCAGGACGAGTACGTCAATGCCTACCGTAATTCCGGTGGAGAGGCAGTATTTCTTGATACCTACCCCAATAAGACCGCTATAGATCAGGTCACTGATCTCATGCAGGGCCAATCACCCTTGCTCGTAGCTTCTGAAGAGGCCGCGCTGGCTCTGGCTGATGAGGAGGGCGGAGAGTTCCTGGTTATTACTCCACAGCGAACCCGCACACCGTCTGTTGATGCAATTACACATGCTATCGAGTCGGGCATTTACGATACTGAGGGTGGTGCGGTCATTCACGCGGGTGAGGATTATCTGTCTTTGGGGCCTCTGTCTATTGGCACAACCTCACTCCCAGGATTCTATGTTGTCGATTCAGAAGACAATATTCTCAAGGACCTCTCGGATCCAGGCGAGGCACCTGTATCTCAATCAACGCCCGGCTCACCGCTTGCTGATGGCGCTTACTTTTCACCTAAACTAGTGACCTCTGCTGGCGTTCCAGTGCATATCAACGTGCCTAGCTTGATATCGAACCGGGATCTCGCAAGCGGAGTAGTAGCTTCAATATGGAGCACTACCACACCAGCTTCGATGACATCGAGCTCGGATCTTATTGTTCAGTGCTCGGACTATGGATCATCTGCAAGGCTGAAACTGCGAGACCCATTGAACGGCGTCTATCAACATCTGCTTGACTTGCAGATGGTTGACCTGCCAGTGGCATCTGATGTAGGCATTTCACCGAAAGTGCTTCTGATTGGTGACAGCATCAGCAATCGCCAAGGCGCTCAGATAATGAAGGCTGCCATTCAAAAAAATGGGCGGGACTCAAACTGGATAGGCACCATTGGAGGTTCTGGTGTAGAAAATCAGGCCTACAACGAAACGGGGCCGCTCGGCGAGGCAAGAGAGGCGTATGAAACAGCCAACTTCACGTACGCAACAATAACTGAGATCACTATCCCTGTTCCTGTAGGTAGTGAGTCTGAGTATCTGGCCCTCTCGAAGATCGAGCGTCGGAACCGGAACCCATTCATTCGACCTGCAACCTCCAACGATGATCCGTCAATCGTGCGAAATGGGTATGTCTTGGACTTCGCGTTTTACCAATCGAGATTCAATCTGCAGACGCCCGACGTGATTGTTTATGGTCTCGGCATGAACGATTTTGGCAAGTTGTCCGGAGTCAGTGCGATCCAGAGTTACGTTAACGACAACGAAGGTTTGATGTTTTTGCGCATGAGAGCCGCATGGCCAAGTGCAAAGATCATTCGCTTTCTTCCTGGATTACCATACCACACAGCAAGAAATTCCGACTGGACGAATAAGTACATCCCACTCATTCGGGCGGTGATGGCTCTGCATAAGGGCATTGGCAATCCCAACACAATAGTCGTTCCTTCTTGGGCTTTTTCCGATCCTGAGGTCGGGTATCAGACGACCGCAGGGACAATTGACCAAGTAACTGGTTTTTCCGTAGTTCAGATTTCCGACGCCACACATCCCGGTCAAGCTAACCGGCAGAGACTTTTTAGCAGTATCGCTCCTTACATCACTGCCTCCTACCTAGGATTAATTTAAGGAATTTGTATGGGTATCAAACTTGTTTCTCCAGGTGCCTTGGCACCCTGGTACACCAAGGTTATTCCACCTGTCTCGCGCGGACTCGAAGGTTGGTTCTGTTTCGACACTGCCATTGAGAGGGTCGGGTTCAATCGAGCCTTAGGAAAATCAAATGCCAAGGTGATTGGCGCGCCTGTCGTTTTCAGCACTCATGCTCGTTTCAAAGGTGGGTCAAACTACCTTGAGACAGCAATCGCAGAAACTCCGGATCTCACAATTATTGTCGTTGGCAAGGCGTCCGGTCCACTTGGTGGTACCGGAACCTCTACGGCTGTGCCTTATGTTGGTAACTACGGAGGTGCGTCTAATGGGCTATCGGGCGGCGTAGAGCTCTACCACATCACTGATTCGACACTAACCGGGCAAGCTAATCGCCTAAATTCTGCTGGCGATGGCTCGACGAGTGCGTCTGCGCAAATAGCAGACGTGGCCGCTAATTGGGGAATTCGATGCTTAAGGACAAGTGTCGCTGGGGGGACGCAGGCCTGGAATTTAACTACTAACGTAAAAGGCAACCAGCCGCTGGCTACGAGCAGATTACTTGCGTCCGTACCACTGAGAATCGGAGGGACATATGCCACTACCTTCACAGGTGAGTCGGATATTAGT